AGATAACGAAACTAAAACTGCTCCAGAAGTACCATTTGAGCCACCATATACAACTGTTAAGAATAACAAAAAAAATGGTATGAACAAGGCTCGTGAATTGGCTCGCAAATCGTTGGCTAAAGCATTTGACAATCATACAGCTGAGCCAGATAATCTGAAGAAACACCACTTTGGTATGGCTGAGTCTAATGACATATACGACAGAGCTGAAGACCACAGGGTTAAAGCTGAAATGTCAAAAGGCGAAGGCGATATGGGCGCTTACCATCATCATATGGTAAACCACCATGAATTAAAAGGTCACTGGCATGCTTCTAAAGGTCGCCATGACGCTGCCGAAAAAGAATACGATAAAGCTGAGCATCACCATAACGAATCTATGAAACATCCTCTCAAGGAAGCAAAATCTGCCCAAGAGAAGTTATATGCTCGCCACATGGAATTAAGAAAGAAAGCTGGATTACCTCATCCAGATTACTACAAAGATTTATCTAAGACTTATGACATTGAAGATCACGAAGAGCGTCATAAGGCACAAAAAGAAGTAGATAAGAAATACGGAATTAAAGAAGCGCATAAGATTGGTGATAAAGTTATTATTCACAAAGGTCCAGCTGATTTAGTTGGTAAAGTTGGTCATATCGGAGAAATTCGCAAGCGTTGGACTGGCGACAGCAATACTTACACTATTGATCACGATAAAGGTTCTGTACAATTGAAACCAACTCATTTTAAATCATTTAAAGAAGAAGCTGAGATAAACGAATCTGCTCCATTTAAAGATTTACACTCTGCCATTAAATATGCCAGCGATAAAGTAAAAACTCATCGCGATCATGACGATGGTATTGAGGTATATAAACACAAAGCAGGTGGTTACGATGTGAATCATACAATGAATTCTAATGGTCGTAATTCTTTACAAAAATCTGGTGCTAAACATTTAGGTACTGTGTATAGAGATAAACAATTTAATGTTAAGCACAATATTAAAGAGGAAATAGAAATGGAATTAACTGAAGCAAATCATCGCGAATTCGCCAGCGTTGGTAAGATGCATCCAGATATGGCAAAACACATGGAAGTTGGTCAACACATGGACTACTACGAGCCAAAGACTGGTAACAAAGTTCATGGTAAAGTAATGCACAAAACTGACAAAGAAGTGCATATGAAACAAACACATGACTCTTACGATGATAAGAAAGTTGGTTCTGTTCATAAATTTAAAATTGCTCACAGTTTAGACGAAGTTCTTTCTCCATCTGCAGATGCTGGCGAATATATTGATGACTTCGTTCATTCTAAGAATCCTAAGTTTGCAGGTAAGTCTAAAGAGAAGCGTCGTCAAATGGCACTTGCTGCTTTCTATGCTGCTAAAAAGAAAAACGAATCAGTTACTGAAGAGTCAAAGGCAAAACCAAGAGTTGTAACTAATAAGTATTCTTGGGGAACTATGAAGACAGTTCACCATGGTTCTGACTTCTCTATTCCTTTGCATCCTGAGCACCACGAAGCAATTGCTAAGTTAAAAGATGGTCAAGAGCATCACTTTAAAGATGAAACTGGACACCACTGGGGCGCATATCGCCGTGGCGAACATGTTCACTTCCAGTCAGCTGACCACCATGGTGCAATGAAAACTACTGTTCCTCACCACACTATGGTAAGCGAAGCAAAAGAAGATAATAAGTATGATCCTGACCATGGCGCAATGATAAAACACCAATTGGCGAGTATCATTAGTAATGCTCAGAAGTTACATGATATGATTGAAGACGAAGGCGATAAAGTTCAAGTTCCTGATTGGGTTGAATCAAAAATAACTTTGGCTCAAGACTATATTGAAACTGCTCATGACTTTTTAGATAATGCAACTGAAGAAGACCTTGAAGAATCTTGGGTTCTCCGTCAGAAAAAGAAAGATAAAAAAGAAGAATCAAAGAAAACTGTAAAGGAAAGTACTGTGAAAACATACAGAGATTTTATCAACGAAATGGAATTCGATAAACACGGCAAGTATGTTCATAAAGGAACATATGGTTCATCTTATCAAGACGATGAGGATGATGAAGATGACAAGCCAAAAGCAAAACCAGCTGATGCACCAAAAAGAGGTCGTGGTCGCCCAGCAGGAAGTAAATCTGGTGCAGCAGGGAAAACTTCCCAAAGCACTGGTAAGAAGAGTAGCGGTGCAGATTACACTGGCTACAAATTGCACCTACCTAACTCTAACAAATAATTCAAGGAGATAATTCATGGCAACATGGGGAAATCAAGACGCATTGGCAAGCCAGCCAATTTTTGTCTCAAGAGAATCACACTTCGATAGTACTGTTGGCGCAGTAAGCGTTTCAGCAAATACTATTACTTTAACAAACGCAAACACTGACTTTGCTACTGGCGCTGCAGTTGTTTATAACAGCAATGGTGGTACTGCTATTGGTGGTATGACTAACGGAACTACTTACTATGTTAATCGTGTTGATGCTAACACTATTTCATTGTATGATACACAGGCTCATGCTATCGCTGGTGGAGCAACTGGTTTAGTTGACATTAGTGCTGTTGGTACTGGCACTCAGATCCTTAAGATCGATGGTGGTATTGCCAATCCAGGATATGATCATAACTACAATGGTCGTTCAATGTTCTTAGTTTCTAAAGAAGAAGCTCAGTCTTATGAGAACCGTGCTGTTGGTATCAAAACTCCAGGATGGACAACTTATAAAACATATACTGCTGCCGATGGTTCAGTTCGTCACAAGTCAGAAACATTAGTTGCTATGGGTTCAGAAATGAATGAGACTTTTGAGAACTATGTTACTACTAACGATCCATTAGTTTCTGGTGAAATCACTATCACTGCTCAGCCAACTAACATCACTGGTGCTGCTGATCCATACACTGGTACATTCAGTGTTACTGGAGCAATTACTGGTAATGGTACAATCGGTTACCAGTGGCAAGTTTCTACCAATGGTGGAACTTCGTTCACTAACTTGAGCAACACTGGTGTTTACACTGGCGCAACAACTCGTACATTAACATTGACTGCTGCTGCTAAATCAACTTATAACAACTATCAATACCGTTGTGTATTAAGTGCAACTGATTATACTACAGTAACTTCTACTGCAGCTTCAATCGTATACGCTTAATAAATAAAATATGAAGGAGGGGATTTTCCCCTCCACTTTTGAATGTGAAGTGAGAGCTGTGGTCGATATCAATAAGAAATTAACTGAAGATAACTTTTTACTTTATGCGATGCATCATTATGATAATCCGCAGTGTCATAACATACAGGAATTTGAGAAAGACATAAGAATTTTTCTCTATCTTAAAAAGTTAATTACTCGTTATAAACAATCTGATGAACTTAGAGAACGATTGATACTTAATCATATCATTGTTCTCTATAATATTTTTGGCGACGCAGCAACTAATATGCTGTTCTATAAAATAGATCCTGAAGATTGGAATGTATTGGTAACATTTTTAGTTTATCTAGAAAGAATGCCCGAGTCAGTACCGCAGTATGGTTTAAGAACTTCAGATATATCACTGGACGAAAAGATAATCAGTGCTCTAAGGAAAATATAGATGGCAGCTTTAATCGACAATGTAATCGCAGCAAAGCTACTTGCTATGTTGGTAACACCATTCAATAAAACTGAAGCATATAAACTTGGTATTATTGACGCAACTGGCAAAGTTTTAATCCATGCTAAGGATTTAAAAACTAATGAACAAAAAGATGCGTATAACTATCTGACTCGTTTGATTTTTAATATCAAGCGTTTAATCAATAAACTTCCAGGTGGCGAATCAAATCTAAAGAATTTGACTGCTGCTTACTATTTCGTTAAAGAAAGATTTGAAAAGAAATCTGCCTATGTAAACGAAGAACAATTTATGTCACTTGTTCAAAGGTTGGACAAAGTAACATTAGTAGAAGAAGAATTATTTGTTGAGAAATTCCTCGCTAAGATCGCCGAAGATGGTGGAGGTGGAGGAGGTGCTGGAGCAGGTGGTGGAGTTGCAGCAAACAATGCTGGTTCTGGCGGTGTCGCTGGTTTATCCACTGCTACTGGTGGTCCAGTAATTAAGAAAAAAGATATCGCGAAGTATAAGCGTAAACAAAATGGAGCTATTCAAATGGCTCGCAGACCAAAACCGATTGAAATAAAATAAGAGATTTTTAACATGTGGATGTTGAATTTTATACCTGATGGATGGATATACTATGCTGTATTGGCAGTCCTCGGATCAGGTGTAGTTTTATATGCACTAAGTTTTCTTGTTGGAATATTTCCACCATTTAGACCATATAGAGAACCAGCAAGAATTCTTGGAACTCTCTTGGCAATTTTAGGTGTTTATTTTTATGGTGGTTATGACGCTGAGAAATCTAATCTTGAACGAATCGCTGAGTTACAGAAACAAGTAGCAGTATCTGAGGCGAAGTCTAAAGATGCCAATGTACAAATTGTAACAAAGTATGTTGAGAAGACTAAAGTTATACACGATACACAAATTGTAATACAACAAGACATAGATAATGTTAAAGATAAAATTGATGCAACATGTAAGGTAGATCCTTCAGCAATAGCGATATTGAATAAAGCAGCAAAGGATCTAAAATGAGAAAATTATTAGTAATCAGTATGTTATTACTTTCTGGATGTGCTGCAACTCCTGTTGCTAGACACTTCCCAGATGCGCCAGATGACTTGAAAGTAGCTTGTCCTAGTTTGAAGCAAACCGATGATACAACTAAATTAAGTGATGTTATCCGAGTTGTTACTGAGAACTATGGTCAATATAAAGAGTGTCAAGTAAAAGTCGACACATGGGTTGAGTGGTATAATACTCAGAAACAAATTTTCGAGAGCGTAAAATGACTGATCAATTAGATACTGAAAGGGTGGCTAGATTGGAAGCCCAAGTAGAAACAATTAAAGAGGATGTTAATGAAGTGAAACACGACATTAAAGAACTCCATTCTCGAATTACTACAAGCAACAGAGAAATTGTTGACAAGATTGATGCAATGCAATCTCGTTTAGAGCACAAGATGCAAGCAAATGCTCAAATTTCTCAAGACCAACATGCTGAAATCAAAGTTCAAGTTGTTGAAGATCTAGATAAAATGAACACCAGAGTTTCCTCTCTTGAACAGTGGAAATATTATGTAATTGGTGGCGCAATTGTTATTGGATACCTTATTGGACATGTAGATTTCTTCGAAAAATTCTTTAAGTAAGATATTGCAAGAGTCGCAAGAAGCAATCCTTTGGGATTGCTTTTTATTTGGTAATAAGGTATAATAATTATTATGCTACATATCGACTCAAAATACGCATCGCAACTCGGCACTAGACTACGCAACTTTACAAAGAAAAACGATTATCTTTGGAACTACAGTTGTCCAGTCTGTGGCGATTCAAAAAATAATCCTCGCAAAGCCAGAGGGTTTATCTATAAGTTTAAACAAGATCTACTTGTTAAATGTCACAAGTGTGGATACAGCACAAATCTTGGTAATCTAATCAAACATGTTGATTCAAATTTATATGATCAATATGTTATTGAACGATACAAAAATGGTGCTACTCGATATAATGATCACAAAAGCGTTGAAGAGTTTGTCAACGATACACCAATTTTAGAGTTAGAAGACGACACTCTAGAACCACTAACACGATTAGATAAACTTCCCGAGACACATCCAGCTGTTGCTTATGTTGCTAAGCGACTTATCCCTAAAGATAAGTGGAATCTGCTTTACTTCTGTTCTAAGTTTAAAAAATATACTAACAGTGTGTCGTTTAAATTTACTAACGAAGAAGATGATCATCCAAGATTAATAATCCCTTACTTTAATTCTTTCGGTAAAGTAATTGCTTATCAAGGTAGAGCATTTGGTAAAGAAGAACCTAAGTATTATACTATCAAAATTAATGAAGACGAGGAGAAAATCTATGGATTGGAGCGAGTCGACTATGCGGAACGAATCTATGTGGTTGAGGGACCTCTTGATTCGTTGTTTCTTCCAAATGCAATCGCTGTGTCAGGAAGTAGTTTTGATACCCCTACTATTAGGAAGTTGCTTACTAATGCAACGATAGTAATGGACAATGAACCTCGAAGCAAAGAAATTAGCAAACAACTTGCTAAGTATATTGACAAGGGGTATAATGTAGTGATGTACCCAGATACGGTACAGGAGAAGGATATTAACGAGATGATTTTATCAGGTAAAACACCTGCTCAAATCTTGGATCTCATAAATACAAATACCTTTTCGGGAATAGAAGCCAAATTAAGATTTAGTACATGGAGAAAGTGTTGAGAGTTAAGTTAATTAGTTATTCAAAGGCATTCGAGACAGAGCAAACTACTACCGATTTAGTTGCTTTCTGCGCCAGAGTTTCAAACCCGAGTAATCAAAACAACACAGATACATCAGAGAAGTTAATTCGTTATCTAATAAACAATAAACATTGGTCACCATTAGAAATGGTATCAATGTGTTTAGAGATTGAAACTACTCGTGATATAGCGAGACAAATTTTAAGACATCGCTCTTTTTCTTTTCAAGAGTTCAGTCAAAGATATGCTGATCCAACAAAAGAATTAGATTTCGTGTTAAGGGAAGCCAGATTACAAGACAACAAAAACAGACAAAACAGTATTGAAGTCGATAACCCAGCACTTCAAGCATTTTGGGAAACACAGCAGAAGCGTGTTCTTGAAACAGTAAAAAGTGCATACGAATGGGCGATTCAAAATGGTATCGCAAAAGAACAAGCAAGAGCAGTACTGCCAGAAGGATTAACTGTTTCTCGCTTATATATGAATGGTACTTTAAGAAGTTGGATTCACTTTATCGAATTACGCAGTGCTAATGGCACTCAAAAAGAACATCAGTTGGTAGCTAAGGAATGCGCTAGAGTTATATCAGAAGTGTTTCCTCTAACAACTGAATTTGTAACAGAATAATAATTATAATTGGAGTAATATATGGCAGATGTCGTTCATGGTATCAAGGTAGACTTTTCTCGTGATTCATTGTTTGATGAATTAGGTTTATTGAGATTGAGAGAGTCTTATATGAAAGATGATGAAGTAAGTCCTCAAGAACGATTTGCTTTTGTTTGTAAAACTTTTGGAAGCGACGAAAAACATGCGCAACGACTTTATGAATACGCAAGTAAGCATTGGCTCTCTTACTCTACTCCCATTCTTTCTTTTGGTCGCAGTAAGCGTGGTCTGCCTATATCTTGTTTCCTTAATTATATTGAAGATACTGCGGAGGGATTAGTTGATAACCTTTCCGAAACGAATTGGCTCTCTATGCTTGGGGGTGGTGTTGGTATTGGGTTTGGTATTCGCTCTGCCGATGATAAGTCTACTGGGGTTATGCCACATCTTAAAATGTATGATGCTTCTTCTTTGGCGTATCGTCAAGGTCGTACTCGTCGTGGTAGTTATGCTGCCTACCTTGACATTAGCCATCCCGATATCATTCCTTTTCTCGAAATGCGCAAACCTACTGGGGATCAAAACCTCAGAACATTGAACATGCATCATGGGATCAATATTCCTGACGCATTTATGGAAATCATTGAACAGTCTATGATTGATCCAAACTTTGATGACTCTTGGAATCTTGTTGATCCAGCATCAAAAGAAGTTCGCGAAACTGTTTCAGCTAAAGAATTGTGGCAGAAACTACTTGAGTTGCGTATGATGACTGGTGAACCATACCTACACTTTATTGATGAATCTAATCGTAAGTTACCTCAATGGTTGAAAGATAAAGGATTAAAAGTTCATCAATCGAATTTATGTTCAGAAATCATTCTACCAACAAATGAGAAGCGTACTGCTGTTTGTTGCTTATCTTCTTTGAACTTGGAGTATTACGATGAGTGGAAATCAGATAATAACTTTCTTAGTGATGTCGCATCAATGCTTGATAATGTTCTTCAGTATTTTATCGATAATGCGCCTTCAGCAATCAAACGAGCTAAGTATTCTGCAATGCGTGAGCGTAGCATTGGTATCGGTGCTTTGGGTTGGCATGCTTACCTTCAGCGAAATAATATTCCCTGGGAAAGCCCACTCGCAGTTGGAAGAAACAAACAAATCTTTAAACACATTAGAGAAAATTTAGATGCAGCTAATAAAAAACTGGGAAAGGAGCGTGGCGAGGCTCCTGATGCGGTCGGTACTGGAAACAGGTTCTCGCATTTAACTGCGATAGCACCAAATGCTTCTTCTTCCATTCTCATGGGGAATACTAGTCCTAGCATTGAACCTTATCGTGCCAATGCGTATCGCCAAGATACTCTCTCAGGTTCACACCTGAACAAGAATAAATATCTAGATAAGATTATTAAGGATAAATGTGAAAATGACACTAAGTTGGACTATAACGAAATCTGGTCAAGTATTATCGCCAACGATGGAAGCGTTCAACATCTCGAAATCTTGGATGACTGGACAAGAGATGTTTTCAAAACTTCAATGGAAATCGACCAGCGATGGGTTATACAGCATGCCTCAGATCGTCAAGAATATATCGATCAAGCGCAATCTGTAAACTTATTCTTTAGACCTGATAGTCATATTAAGTATATTCATGCTGTCCACTTTCAAGCATGGAAACAAAAATTAAAGACTCTCTATTATTGTCGCAGTGACAAGATCGCGAAAGCTGATAAAGTTGCTAAGAGAATTGAAAGAGAAATCATTCAAGAAATTAACCTACACGATTTAACAGAAGGTGTAGAATGCCTAGCATGCGAGGGATAAATGGCAACCAAAGTACCAGCATTTAAACAATATATTGGCTACGCTTCATCTAAGAAAGATGTCGCATGGCCAGCAGACAAGAAGATTCTTATTATTGGTTATGGTTCTGTGGGTCAAGCGATTCTTCCTACCATTATGAAACACATCTGTGGTAATGGTAAACAAATTACAGTGTTAGAGCGTGGTGATAATGAGAAAGTATTTAAAGAACGCAACAAAGGTAATGGCGTAAACTATGTTAAGAAGGAAATTCTTCGAAACAATCTAGACAAGACATTGGCAGAACATGTAGGCGACAATGGCTTCATTGTTGATGTAAGTTTAAACATTGGTGTTGAAGAAATTCTTGAGTGGGCATGGCAACATGACTGTAACTACATTAATACTTCGTTAGAGCGTTGGGCTGATCAGCCAGACGAAACTATTCCTAGAATGAAGGATCGTACTCTGTTTGCTGCTCATAGACAAATGCGTAAGGTTGCTGAGAAGTATCCTAATGCTCCTACAGCAACAGTTACTCATGGCGCAAATCCTGGACTTGTTACTCACCTTACTAAACGAGCACTGTTGAAACTTGCCGAGAAGAAAGGTAAGAAAGCAAACAAACCTGCTGATCGCGAAGGATGGGCAAAGTTAATGAAATCTTTGGGTGTTAAAGTTGTTCACATTGCTGAGAGAGATACTCAGATTATTGACGAACCAAAAGAAAAGAATGAATTTGTTAATACTTGGAGTCCTGAAGGATTCTGGGCAGAAGGTCGTGCTCCAGCAGAAATGGGATGGGGAACACATGAAGATGCTCATCCAGAGAATGGTGCTGTTCAAGGTAACACTGCCTTCGTCAAAGAGCCAGGACTTGCTGTTCTAGTTAAGTCTTGGGTTCCACTTGGTGGTCAGTTTAATGGTTTCCTAGTTCAACACTCTGAGTCAGTTACAATCAGCGAATACTTCACAACCAAAGATGAATCATTCCGTCCAACTGTTCACTATGTATATCAACCATGTGATGCAGCGATTGCTTCTGTTCATGAACTTCGTGGTCGTGAACTAGATATGCAATATAAACAGCGTGTAATTAAAGATGAAATCATTTCTGGTATCGATGAACTTGGTGTTCTATTGATTGGTGATGACTTTGCATGCTGGCATGGTAGTCAACTAAGTATTGACGAAGCAAGAAAATTGATTCCTGGAGAAAATGCTACATCACTTCAGGTTATTGCATCGATGCTTGGAGCAATGATTTGGGCAATCGAAAATCCTAATCGTGGTTATGTAGAGCCAGAAGAAATTGATCATGAGTTTGTTTTAAAGCATGCCGATCCATATCTTGGACCGATCGCATTCGAAATGACAGACTGGCGACCAAACAAAGATACGAACAGTTTGTTCTATCGCGAATATAATGAAAAGAACCCTTGCTCTTTAGAAAACTTTAGAGTCTGGTCATAAGAGGAAAATATGGTAAAAAAAGAAAAAACAAAATTAACGGATCAACGCACCTATTTTAAACCTTTTAACTATCCTTGGGCATATGATGCTTGGTTAAAACATGAACAAGCGCATTGGCTTCACTCAGAAGTTCCAATGGCTGAGGATGTTAAAGACTGGAAAAAGAAACTAACAAATGAAGAAAAACAATTTCTCACGAACATCTTCAGATTCTTCACTCAAGGAGACATTGATGTTGCTGGTGGTTATGTTAATAATTATCTTCCTTATTTCCCACAACCTGAAATCCGCATGATGCTTATGGGTTTCGCAGCTCGTGAAGCATTACATATTGCTGCTTACTCTCACTTAATTGAAACACTTGGTTTACCTGAAACAACATATAATCAATTTTTAGAATATCAGGAGATGAAAGATAAGCATGATTATGTTACGGAATTGTCTAGTAAAAATGGCACACTTGAGTCTACTGCTACTCATATTGCTGTCTTTTCTGCTTTCACTGAGGGCATGCAACTTTTTAGTTCATTCATTATGCTCCTTAATTTCCCACGCCATGGGTTAATGAAAGGTATGGGTCAGATTGTTACTTGGTCAATTGCTGATGAAACAATCCACGCTGAATCAATGATTCGTTTGTTCAAAGAGTTTATCAAAGAGAACAACGAAATCTGGAATGATGAATTAAAAGGTAAAATCTACACAATCGCTGAGAAAATGGTTGAGTTGGAAGATAAGTTTATTGACTTGTCCTTCGCTAATGCTAAGATGAGAGAACTATCTGCAGCTGATGTTAAACAATATATTCGTTATATCGCTGATCGTCGTCTGATCAGTCTTGGCATGAAAGGTATCTTCAAAGTTAAAAGGAATCCACTACCATGGGTAGAGGAAATGATCAATGCACCAATCCATGGCAACTTCTTTGAGAATCGTGTAACTGATTACGCAAAGGGTGCTTTGTCTGGAGATTGGGGAGATGTATGGGGTAAAGCAGCATGACCACAAAACATTTCGAATGTGTAGAGTGTGGAGCACTCGGCAAAATTATACTGAAGGGTGATGAACAACAACTGGAAGACATCGTGTATTGTCCTGTCTGCTCAGCAGATATATATGAAGAGGACGACTACGATGAGGATGACCAGTGACATGGCTGTATAATGGTGAAGAATACAAAGGTGAAGATATTGCAGACTGGACAGGTTTTGTATATCTAATCACCAATCTTGCTACAGGCAAGAAATATATTGGTAAAAAGTTGCTTTGGTTCGCGAAACAGCGTATAATAAAGGGTAAGAAGAAACGAACCAAGGTAGAATCTGATTGGCGCAATTACTGGTCCAGTTCAGAAGAAGTTAAAAGAGATGTTGAAACTTTCGGTGAAGGAAACTTCAAGCGAGAGATTCTTCATTTTTGTAAAAATAAGGGAACTACATCATACCTTGAAGCGAAGGAACAATTTGTTAATGAAGTTTTGGAGAATCCTGAATTATGGTACAACGGACAAATACAGTGTCGAATACACAAATCACACATCAAACTAAACAAATGACTTTATTGCTGTATTTTACAGCAGTAGCCCTGTCAGTTGTTTCAGCATACTACTCTATCGCTGGTCTTACTGCTATTTTCGCAGCAGCAGTAATTCCTATTATGATTATGGGTGGTGTATTGGAGTTTGCTAAACTTGTCGTTGCTTCTTGGTTATATAGAACTTGGAAGTATGTACCAATAATTATGAGAGCATATTTTACATGTGCCTTGGTTATTCTGATGTCATTAACATCGATGGGAATTTTCGGATACCTATCAAAAGCCCACTTAGATCAAGCAGTTCCTACTGGTGATGTGGCAAGTAAAATAGAAATTATCGATCAAAAATTAAAAACAGAGAAAGAGAATGTCGAGTCAGCAAGAAACGCAAT